ATCCTCGTCACCCTCTTGCGTGATCGTGACTGCCAGCTCGCCGAATCCTTGGATCTCGACGCCCCCGGCCCATCCGGTGGAATATTCGGGGCGGCTGTGGCTGTAGTCGATTTCCAGTGTGCCGGTCGCGCGTACCGTCGTGCCTTCAATCTGAATCTCGATGCTGTCGAAGTCATAGGTGAAGTCGGTCATGGGGTATCTCCAAATGTTGCGGTCATCAGTGACCGTGAAACAAGGTCTATAGGAACTCTGTTCCCCTGTCAAGCGGCTTAACGGTTTAATTGTTAAAAACGCGAACATCGTGCTTGTTAAGTGGTTTGACACGATCTAGTCTGCAATCAGACATTAAATGGATGCTCTGCGTGAATGAATCACTGGCTCAAATCACTGTCGAAATCGTCGCGCTGGAGCGGCGGACGGCTGCGCTGAAGCGGGGCAGGGAGTCGCGCATTGCTGACCTGCGCGGCGCAGGGCAAACACTCGCGCAGATTGCCAAAATCGCGAATCTCTCCCGCCAGCGCGTCTTTCAGATCTGTAAGGACTTGAAATGACAAAGAAAAAGGTCAAGGCAGCAGAGCAATGGCCGCTTGAGCCGGACGAATCCATCACGCCCAGCATGACGTTCAAAGGCGTCCAATACTCCGAGCAAGTCATTGAAATGATTTGCGAAGCTATCGCTCAGGGCGGCGCGCTGCATGTGCTCTGCGCAGAACGCGCGGACTTTCCGTCTGAGGCGTCTGTTTACAGGTGGCTTGAGGCGAAGTCAGAATTTCGTGAGAAATACGTGCGTGCGCGCGAGCGACAGGCCGAGCGTCGCGCCGAGGAGCTAATCATCATTGCTGACACTGAAAAAGATGCCGCCGTCGCGCGCAACATGATCGATGTCCGAAAATGGGCCGCAGCAAAGCTCCTGCCGAAAAAGTATGGCGAAAAGACAATGACTGAGCTGACCGGCGCAAACGGCGCGCCGATACAGGTTGAAGCGCGGCGCACGATCAATCTCGATGCGCTCGACGAAGACACACTGCAGCAGATCGAGCAGGCGCTGCGCTTGGCGCTTGAGCACAAAAAAGAATGATGAGGTATTGATTTAGGAGAATGTGATGCTCGAAGGGAAACCACCTCTGTTTGAATTAGATAAACGCATCCTCGAATGCGTAGATGAAGATGACATTGAAAAAACTTTTTTGGACATGAACAAGATGGGATTGGCGGCTCCCCCGTTTCCTTCTTTTGTCATTAAAGCTCACACAAACATTATACACGCTCTTTGCGGAGTCCCACCTGATAACGCCAAAACGTTTTCAAACAATCTCGAAGCGGTGTATGTTTGTATAAAGTACCGCGATGGGAAAGTTAAAGCTTCTGTCGGTGTTAAATTCAGGGGTATGAAAATTCACTGGCCCAAAGGAAATCCACCGGAGAATGTCGCCGAGCAGATACAAGCTATTTCTGTCCGCTTGTTTATGTTCTTAATTGTTCTTCTCGCGACGAAGAACGCTGAAAAGGAAACGCGCGTGAACAGCGAGCGCGCATCGAGCCATCGCATTCGCGAGTACGCGAAAGATTTCGCGACGACGACAACCATTCGCATTGGTAAGATCACAGAGACAATGCGCGGCGCGTCGAGCGCGACAGGATCAAAGACGCGACCGCACTTGCGTCGCGGTCATATTCGCAACCAGCGTCACGGCGAGAACTGGAGCGAGACGAAGCAGATATTCGTTCAACCAGTGTTCGTGAACGCGGACGAAAAATGGATTTTCGAACAGAAAACCTACAAGGTTGCCGCATGATTCCCAAAACAATCCATTGCATCTATCCCGTGACCGAGCGCACGCGCCCGTGGTCAATCGTTAATCACACTGCCCTGCTGCTCGCGCGCAAACATCACCCGGATTTCGAGGTCATCATCTCGACAAACGAGGCCGCGTCAATGTCCCCCATGCGCGTCAGTGCGGCTCTCTCTGACGCGACGATCAAGCAAATTACCCTGCCGACGCATCTTGATGGCGTCGCGATCGGCTGGCCGCAATACGTCTCCGACGTATTGCGGCTACAGATACTGATCGAGCACGGCGGCGTCTACATGGACACGGATATACTATTCCGCGCGCCGATCGACGCGCACGTCGCTGCCGCCGACGCCACATCTGTGGCGATCATGTCGTGGGAGACGCCCGAGAAGACCTCGGCTTGCAATGCGCTGATGATCGCGCCGCCGGCCAACAGGTTTTTGGCTGAGTGGCTCCGGCGATTGCCCGAGTCTCTCACGTCGTCGACGTGGGCGCAGGGCGGTGTCGTGCTTCCGGCCCTCCTCTTCGCAGAGGGGTTCGCCAGCGATTCGCGGCAGTTTTTGGATCACAAGTTCGCCTGCCCGCTCGACCTGTCGCGCCCTTGGCTGTTCGACCCGGCGCTGCGCGACGAGGCCAAGGCGCGAATCGCCGGGTCGCAGGCAATTCACGTCTTTGAGTCGTTCTGGCGCGACACTGTCAGTCGCGTGGACGTGGACTGGGTCGAAAAGACGGATTGCCTGTTTTCTGATATATTCAACTCGGCGGTAATTTAAGGGGTCTCGACATGAGCGGCTACATACTGATTGACACTGTGTGGCACTGGCAGCTCGGCTGGCTGCGCCGTCCCGAAGCGGACACCGAGGACGGGTTCTGTTATGAAGAGCCCGGCGGGGATCTGGTATTCAGCGCGCATCCGCTGCACAAAAAGCGCGTGCGCTTGTGCGTGTGGGAAGAGACAGAGACAGGTGAGCGGTACACGACGCTCTCAAAAACGCCTGCGCCAACATTCCCCAGCACACTGATAAAATGACGCGAGATCAAGTCTTGACGCTCTACGATCGCGTGGCCGACGAGTTCGGCTCGCTCGAACACGCGACGATCGAAGTTGACAAAAGCCTGTGCAAAAAGTCCCTCGCCGCTTTCGTGAAGCGGGCGTGGCACGTCATCGAGCCCGGCCAGCCGTACATCCACGGCTGGCACATTGACTACATCTGCGCGCACCTCGCAGCGATCACAGACGAGATCCGGCTCGAGGACGGTGACATCTACAACCGCCTCCTGATCAATGTCCCGCCGGGCACGATGAAGAGCCTGCTGACGAACGTGTTCTGGCCAGCGTGGGAGTGGGGTCCGAAGGGCCGACCGCACCTGCGCTACGTCTGCGCGGCGCACAAGGTTGAGAACCTGAGCGCCCGCGACAGCAGGCGCATGCGCCAACTCATCACCTCTGATTGGTATCAGGCGCGCTGGGGCGGCAAAGTCAGCCTCTCCGCAGATCAGAACGAAAAGCTGAACTTCCAGAACTCCGCCGGCGGCTTCCGAATCGCGACCGCGATCGGCAGCCTGACGGGTATTCGCGGCGACAGGGTAATCATCGACGACCCGCACTCGGTCGATAGCGCCGCGTCAGAGGCGCTGCGCGAGAGCGAGGTGACGACATTCCTTGAGGCCATCCCGACCCGACTCAATGATCCGATCAAGTCGTCGATCGTCGTGATCATGCAGAGATTGCATCAGGAGGACGTCTCAGGAGTCATCATCGACAAGCGGCTCGGCTACGATCACATCATGCTACCCATGCGGTATGATCCGCTGCGCGCCGCGCCTACTCGGCTGGGGCTCGACGATCCGCGCAGCGCGGAGGGCGAGCTGCTCTTTCCGGCTCGATTCCCCGAGCATGTCGTCGATCGTGACGAGCATGCGATGGGCCCCTACGCCACCGCTGGACAGCATCAGCAGGAGCCTGCGCCGCGCGGCGGGGGCGTGATCAAGCGCGACTGGTGGCAGCTCTGGGAAGGCGAGGCGTTCCCGCCGTTTGACTTTGTGGTGGCGAGCCTCGATACCGCCTACACGATGCGGCAAGAAAATGACCCGAGCGCGATGACTGTCTGGGGCGTCTTTTCTGGCGACGTCACGCCGATGATGGCTAATAATTTTATCTCTCGATCAAGCAAGCTGCGGAACGCTGAGAGGGTGGCCGCGCGCTTTGATGAGACGACGCGCGTCGCCAGCCTGCTGCACAGCAGCCCTGAAAGCACGCCGCGTGTCATGCTCATGTACTCGTGGGCTGAACGCTTGGAGCTGCCGGATCTCATCGACAAGGTGGCGAAGACATGCAAGCGCATGAAAGTTGATCACCTACTGATCGAGAACAAGGCTGCGGGCATCAGCGTCGGGCAGGAGCTGCGCCGACTGTACGGTCACGAGGATTGGGGCGTGCAGCTCGTCAATCCGGGCGCGATCGACAAGCTGGCCCGGCTCTATGCGGTCCAGCACCTCTTCAGCGAGGGGATCGTCTATGCGCCAGACCTCAAGTGGGCGGATCAGGTGATCGCCCAGTGCGAGGTCTTCCCGAAGGGCAAGCACGACGACTTGGTGGACACGACCAGCATGGCGCTGAAATACCTGCGCGAAACTGGTATATTGGTGCGCCAGCCGGAGCGTATCTCGGAGATCGACGCCGGGCGGCGGCATCGCGGTAAACCATTGGAGCCGCTCTATTCAGTCTGAGGGGTCAGATGTCTCGTATTCTCGCCAACGCCACCGTGGACATCGAACGGGCCGCCGCGCCAACGCGGCTGGGGCGGTTCCGGGTCGAGGTGTGGGGGGAGGTGCCGCACGATTTCTGTCGCGTCTACACAATACAGGCGACATCTGATACATTGGCCGCGCAAGAGGGGCTTCGGCGATTTGTCGAAGACGTGGAATCTTTAATCGCCGAGAAAGGCTGATTATGCCAATGACGCCGGGCCTCGCGCCGAACATCCGCCAGATCTCGCAAGAGGATATGGACGCTTTGCCGATCCTTCAGATCATTGAGGGTGAGGACAAGGAGCACGCCAACGACGACGGCGACGTCTTGCAGATCGAGCACGACGATGGCTCAGTCACGATCTCCATCGACGGCAGGTCTCTGGTAGACAGGGAGGAGCGCGGCCCCGACGGCTGGTACGATAATCTGGTCGAGGACATTGACAGCGGGGAACTGAGCCGCATCTCTGAGGACATCCTGAGCGGGATCGATGACGACATACAATCGCGCATTGAGTGGGTTGACGATCGCGCGCAGGGCATCAAACTGCTCGGCCTGAAGCTGGAGATATCCGGTCAAGGGGGGTCGTCTGACGGCGCTCCGGTCGAGGGTATGAGCCGCGTGCGTCACCCGCTGCTGCTTGAGGCCGTGCTGCGCTTTCAGGCCAACGCGCGCTCGGAGCTGCTACCGACTGAC